ATAAATAAAGTTAGTAAACAAAAAACTAAGAAAAAGATTTATTCAGAGGAATTTGAGCTTTTTTGGCAGAAATATTTAAAAATTAAAAAAAGAGCATCTGGTCAAACAAAGCCACGAGCCTTTGAAGAATATTGTGTCGTTATTAAAAGTCATTCTTCAGAAACACTTGCTTTAGCTTTACAAAGAGCTATAACTGATCAGCATCAAATCGAAAATAAAGGAGGCTTTGCCTCACCTTTTCCTGACGCTTATCGATGGCTTAAGAACGGAAGTTTTGAAGCCTACCTACCAAGCACAGTCGATTTGCCAAAGCCAAAACAAAATTGGGAAAAAGATAAATCCCAAGATCAACCTTTTTAACTTGCCATGTCTTACAAAAGAAAACTGACTGAAAAAACAATAAATTTTTATCCACCTGACAAGGATTGCTACGCTTGCTACGACACAGGAATCGTTAACAATTCAGATCGATTAATCAACCGCCTTTATTGGCACGACTACGATATTGATGAAAAAGGCAGAAATTTTGCTGGCTCTGATGCAGCCATAATATGTCATTGCAAAAAAGCATATCAACAATTAGATGAAGAACAAAATGTCATCTCATCTGGATATAGAGACTCTTTAGGTAATATAAAAACCATTATAACTTCCAGTGGTGAACACACTTTAGGCGTTTCCTTAACAAAAGATGAAACTAGAATTTTACATAATAAAAGAAAGGAATCTTGGCAACAAAGTGTTAAATTAATGAACGATTATCGCTTGCAAAATATAAACAATCCAAAGAAAGAACTGCCATATTTTATACAAACTGTCAAAGAAACTTTAAAAAATACTCCCTCCCTGTTTTCTTTTCCAACAGAAAAAGCTACTGTTGAATCAATGAAACTCAACCAAAGTGACCCACCGCCTTCCTAAAAACCTTCTTTATGAGTCGGCTCAAGCAAGAGAAAAAAAGGAAAATATAGAGTTTTCTAAGCAAAACCCTTATCCTGTTCCTCTTGCAAACTTAATGAGTTATAACTGGCCTGTTCACATGAATTGGGGTGATTGGTATCTGAACGAGGAAACATATACCCTTGATTTGATGCCTGACTGTCACTTTGGCATCTGGGACCACGATGAACCCTTGTACTCAATAAACTTAATTGAAGTTTGTTCTGCCAACGACATGATTCGTTGGTTTTTTCATTTACACGGCAAGAACCCTCACCTCTACGGAGAAAATTTGGTCACCGATCTTTTTTATGCTTTTCATGAAATTTATCACGATTTTAAATTAGACATCCAAAAGATGGGTCAAATTGTATGCCCAACTGCCGTTGTTAAACTTCACATTCAAAAATATAATCAATTTAAAAACGCAGCATGAAAATTAACGAACTTAAAAACGATCACAAAAACGCAAGAAAAAGAACTGACCGTTCTTCTGCTTTGATAAAAGAATCTCTACAAAAATATGGTGCTGGTCGTTCTATAGTCATTGATGAAGAGAATCGAATCCTTGCTGGCAACGGAACAATTGCTGGGGCAAGAGCAGCTGGTATAAAAAACGTCAGAGTGATTGAAACCGAAGGTGATGAAATTATCGCTGTAAAAAGAAAAGGACTCTCCGAGGATCAAAAGGTCGGGCTTGCTTTAGCTGATAACAGAACCTCCGACTTATCCGAGTGGGATAAAGAAATGTTGCATCAGCTTTCAGAAGATCACGATGTTGATCCGTGGTTTACAAAAGAGGACCTTGCAGAAATACTTGGCGAACCAGATATCATTCCATCCGAGGGTTTAACTGACCCTGACGAAGTTCCTGAAACTCCTGAAGAACCAACCGTTCAGTTTGGAGAGGTTTGGAAACTTGGAAACCATAAATTATTATGCGGGGACTCAACCGAACAAAACCAACTCCAATCTTTGATGGAAAACGAACTGGCAGACCTTTGGTTGACTGATCCTCCTTATAACGTCAACTACGAAGGTGCAACTGCAGATAAATTAAAAATACAAAATGATAATCAATCCGATGCAGAGTTCAGACAGTTTTTGGCTTCGGCTTACACGGTTGCTCATCATTATCTTAATGACGGTGCTTCCTTTTATATCTGGCATGCAGACTCAGAAGGTTATAACTTCAGAGGTGCAGCAAAAGATGCAAACTTGCAAATAAGACAATGCCTCATCTGGGTCAAGTCCTCAATGGTTATGGGTCGCCAAGATTATCACTGGCAGCACGAACCTTGCCTTTATGGTTGGAAAAAAGGTGCTTCCCATTTTTGGAACGCTGATCGTAAGCAAACTACGGTTCTTAATTTTGATAAACCAAACCGCAACAAAGAACACCCAACTATGAAACCTGTCGACCTGATCCAATATCAAATGTCAAATTCAACAAAGCCAAACCATATTGTTCTCGACACATTTGGTGGCTCTGGCACAACTTTGATCGCTGCAGAAAGAATACAAAGGCAAGCTCGCCTTGTTGAACTCGACCCAAAATACTGCGATGTAATAATTAAAAGATGGGAGAATTTCACTGGAAATAAAGCAGAGCGTGTAGTATTTAACTAAGAACTACATTTTATGGGCAAAAAAGGTACGCAAGCAGAGACAGTTGTCAGGGCTCAACGGTTCGCTCGGATAATTGCAAACGGTGGTCGTCGCTCCGATTGCGTTCGTTATGCCTCGGAAAACTGGGGGGTGGGAGAAAGAAGCGTAGATAAGTATTTAGAGATAGCTAGAGACGAGTTAAAGAAGGATTGGGATATGGAACGACCTCAGATGATTGCTGATCTTTTGGCTCAATGTAGCACCTTACAGATGGAAGCTAGAAGGTCTGGTCAATATCACATTGCTCTTGGTGCGATCAATACTGCTGCTAAACTTGCACACTTAGTCTCATGAGTCTCTTAGAAACTGTCTCGCAAGGCCATGTTTTATTTCAAGAAGGCTTTAGTTATATCCCCTCGTCAAAAGATGTAATAAAAAAAATAAAAACTAAGTTGCTTCCGCATCAAGCATCTTTTTGTGATGACACAAGCCATCGCAAACTTGCTCTCGTTTGTGGCTTTGGTGCAGGCAAAACTTATGCTTTGGTTTCCAAAAGTATTATTCTTGCTTGCATGAATGTTGGTCATATATCTGCCATCTTTGAACCGACCTCGCCCATGCTCAGAGATATTTTGATGCGAACAATGAACGAGCTTCTTGAGGAGTGGGAGATACCTTACACCTTCAGAGCTTCGCCTTTACCAGAATATCAACTTACTTTTGAAGAAGGAACTCATACGATCCTACTGAGAACCATTTTGACTTATCAAAGATTGAGAGGACAGAACCTTTGTGCGGTGGGATTTGATGAGGCCGACACCGTAAATAAAAGAGACGCAGAGCAAGCGATGAACATGGCTCTTGCAAGATTAAGGTCAGGAAATATTCAGCAGTTTTATGCAACAACAACTCCCGAAGGTCATGCTTGGGCATTTGAGACTTTTGAAAAGAACGCAAAGGAGGATACAAGATTAATAAAAGCAAAGACAAGTGACAATCCTTATTTGCCAGAGGGTTTTATTGATTCTCTTTTAGAAAACTATCCACCGCAACTCATACAAGCCTATCTTAATGGGAACTTTACAAATCTTACGACTGGGGCTGTATATTCAAGATTTAATCGCAACAAACACTTAGTTGATAATATTCCTTTTGATATTAAGATGGAGACGCTTTTGATAGGGATCGATTTTAATGTGATGAACTGTAATGCAGTCGTAGCAGTCAAAGACGGAGATAAATTGTTTGTGATTGATGAAATTACAAAACAAAATGATACAGATGCATTGGCTCAGGAAATTAAAAGAAGGTATCCTACGAACAGAATATTAGTTTATCCAGATGCAAGTGGTGCTGCCAGATCAACGATCAACGCTTCAAAAACAGATATTGCAATTCTCGAAGGCTACGGTTTCTCAAGCATGGCATTACGCAGTAACCCACCGATCAAAGACAGAGTT